TTTGTCTTTTCCAAAATCATTCAATGTATTGTCTACATATTGAGTACCATAAATTCTTCCAGAAGATAATTCAAACATTGAATTCATGAAATCTTCAGATTTGGAATCTGTGAAAGTCAAATTCTTAGCTTGCAAATCTGTTGTTGGTTTCAGTTGCACATCTTTTGAAACATCTATTTTTTCAGTCCAATCAACATTGTTTCCTTGTTCAATCCAATCTGAATAAGGTTCAATATACAAGTGTGTTGGATTCTGTTCATCTGGAATAATAACCAAATTAAACTTCTTTGCAAGTGAAGTGAAAAAGTCAAGTGCTTTAACTTTTGGTATGTTTGCATTTATGGTATATTCTGTTGTTGCATCGTATGGTGTGACATTTAAGTTTCCACTCCAAGGTGAAACACCAGTATATCCATCAGAAGCTGGTGTGTTTTTGAATGATGATGCAAGAATTGTCACCGTTTGTGTTGGTGCTGAAGATGTTAATATTGTGACAATTAATTTGTATTGTTTTCCACTTTCAAAAGTATTGATATAAGTTGGACTAAATCCACCAAGATTTGATTGTCCAGTTCCATTGTTTAGTGTTTCAACATTTGTTTCCCATTGTGTCATCACATCATCTGTGATGTTGTACAATCCAAATGTGTATTCCATTTGAAGTGCTGATGGAACTGCTGCATTCAATTGTACCATACCACCAAATGCAGACAAGTTCCAGTTTCCACTTGGTGAATAGATTCCAGTTGTTGTGTCAAATTGACCAGCAGCATTCATGTAATCTGGTTGACTTATTAAATTATTTGGAATTATAGTGTGAACACCAACAGATGCAGTAAATGTTCCAGCTTGGTCATATTGTCCTTGAACATCAACTCGATAAAAGTTAGGGTCTGTCAATGTTGTATTTCCTTCACCACCAGAATTGATGTCCATATACAAATCATCCATTGTTGTGTCAAAGAATGTTGATTCATAAGTGAAACCAGATTGATTCAGTATTTTTTGTAATACTTTTCTGACCTTAATTTGTGGTTTTAAATTTCTTATATTTATAGGATTTGTTGCATCACCACTTGAATTCTGATTTGTGCATGAAGTTGTTGTTTGTCCACCAACAAATTGTGCACCATAATCAAACAAGGAATAAACAATGTCACCACCAAACAATCCAACTGCATCACGATTCATTGAATCTTGAACATTCTGTGGTGTCATAATATGATTGTATTCAGTCCAGTCATAATCAGCCAACATCATTCCATCAAGTTCTTGACCAAGTGTTGAAACAGAACTGAAGACAACACATTCATAATAGTGTGTGACATCATTTGAAACAAATACATTTGTTAATTGAAGATACCCTTCAAAGACATCAAATGTGTCTTTTGAAATTGTTGCACCAACTTTGATTTTTGGATTGTAATTTCCAAATTGTGTCACTTCAAAATAGTTCCCAAAGAACAAATCATTGTTTGGTGTTGAAGGAATACGAAAATTGAATGTGTGATTTCCTTTATTAGATTTGAAATCTTGAATATCCTTGAACTGATAGTTCGCAGTCATTGGTTGACTTTCTGACAAGTCCAAATAAACAACCCTTGAATCATCTTGTGTTTCAACTCTTATTTGTGTAGCCATCTATGTTGTTCTAAATTTAGGATTTGCAAAGCTGAAATTTAATTCATATTTGAACAACCCTCTATTCTTTTCTCTTTTTAATTTCATTGATGAATTTTCAAGTATCAATGCTTTTGCATTTTCACCATCCAACAAATGAATCTGTGGTGACATCATCAAATCTTTGATTTGTTCAATCTTATCTTCTGGAAGATAGTCTGTGAACATTTTGGTCTTGATTTGTGGTGCAACAGATGTGGTCATCATTCCTTGCTTTGCAACATCTAATGGATAAGCAGTATTGATTTGTGCTACTGAATAACTTGAAAGTCCAGTTGCTTGGTTGATTATAGGTTTAGTGATGTATTCCTTTTTGACTTTTAGTTCATCAGTTCTTTCTTTGTTTAGTGTTATGTAATCCCATGCACCAAATCTGTTCATATATGCAAGTCTTGATTGGTCATAATTAGAACAATAGGAAACAACATTGAACATATAAATGTCTGACATTGGTGCAGCAGTTGATTGCTGCGTTGCAAATACTTTATATTTTGCAATTGCATTCCTACCACCAGCAACGGAATCTGGAAGTGTACCATCTACATTCACACCATCAACAGTCAGCTTCTGTAAGTTATCAAGTCCAACACCTACAAACTGATAAAATGATTCATCATCTGTTGCAACATTAAAAGTACCACCATTTGTTGCATTGTTTAAAAATGTTAGATTTCCAAGTGTTGCATCACTTGAATTCCTAAAGTTTATAGAAATTTCATATGGTTCAGCAGTTGTATTAATTGCACACCTATTCAAGAATGACATTGTGTGATATTCATTCTTTCCAATATTGACATTGTAGTTTGTACCATCAAAATTGTAATTTGAAGAAAGAAATTGTTTTGTTGACCCATCAAGTTGATATGGAACAAAGTCCACAACAACACCTTCATCTTCTTGACCTCTACCCCAGAACATGTACATTGTTTTCTCTTGTGTTCCACCAGTTGATTGTTTTATTGGTGTTCCATTTGGTGTTGTTGCATACATTTCAAAGAACTTCAAAGTCATCACATTTGCAACACCTTTGAATGCTTCATATCCAGTTGAATTTTCAGGAAGTCCAGCAGAAAATGGTTTTGCAACTCCACCACTTATGTTTGGCAATGTGTGAATGTTTCCCTTCTGTGATGCAGTTGTTGTTGTTGGTGCATCTGAATCTAATGAAGGTGTGATTTGTGGTGTGACAATAGACTTGTATATTTCAGACAAATTGAAGACTGCTTGACCATCTTGATTCTGTTGTTGTGTGAATGATATTTCCTTTGTGACTGGTGTTGTAATTCCTTGAATCTTGTATGTCAATTCCATCAAGAATCTAAACTTGTACACACCAGTTGTATTTGTGGTCACATAGGCAATATTCTGTCCAGTTGATATGTTGAAGTTTGAATCATTTATTAATACGGTAAGAGCCATTTTAATTCAGTTTAATTTCTTTTATAATTTGCTTGATGAAATCATTTGCCATTGCAAGTGCAACATCAGTTCCATCTTTTGGAATAGCCTTTTCAATTGCATCTTTGAAGTAGTTTCTTGCTGACAATCCCTTTGTTGCTATTCCACGACCAATCAAAAATGCTTGTGTCTTCTTTGCTGATTCAGTATTCTTTTTGAATTGACCAGTTCCCATGTCACGAAGTTTGATTGGTTTTGTTTCAATCCACTTCATGATGACACCCTTTGGAAGATTCTGTGATTTGAATCTGAATGGTGAATTCTTCGCTGATGGTTTTGTGCTTTCTGAACCCTTCACACCTTGTTCCATGAAAGCTGCATAATCTTCAGAACTTGTGAATTCTAAATCAAACCCACTTGCAAATTTTCCACCACTACTTCTTTTTTGTTTAAGACTGAAACCAAGTGAAGAAGACAAAGCACCAGAATTGTTTGTCACACGCTTTTTTCCATCAATCATTTTGGATGCACCAAGATTGATTCTTGCAAGTTTCACAACCCTTGTTCCAAACTTCTGAAGTTCTTGTTTAGTAGTTGGTATCATCTATCTATATTTTAACCATTCTCTTGTTGATGATATATCTGATTCGCTCATTCCACTTGTTGAATATAGAAATTCTTGAAGATAAAAATCACAATTTGAATTTGGGACATTTTTTCCAATAATGAAACTGAAACCATCAAGGTCAATTCCACTTGTTAAAAGTTCAATTGGATTGTCATCATCAATCCAACACTTCATGTATGTATCTGCTGCATTGAATTGAAGTGCAATGACTAATGGTTCTTTTCTTTTTAGATTTGTTGATGATGGTGGTGCAATTGGAAAAATACTTTCTCTTGATGTGACTGGACTTGAAAAAGTAAGTCCTCCAGTTGATGTTGTATATATTTCAATGTTAGATGTTCCAGCAGTATTTTGTAATTTGAAAATTCTATTTGTACCACCACCAGAACCAGCAAGAGCAGGAAAATCTTTTATCTTAATGAAAAAAGTAAATTTTGAACCACTTAATGGAATAGAAGATTGTGTCAAATAGACATCCAAATCTTTGTCTTCTGATTTTATATGAAATGCATGTTTGTTGAAATCATAAATAATTGGTTCACCAAACTTTGTCAAAACATCACTATTTGAATATGTATCAATAAACGGTTTTAAGTCTTTGACAGATGTGATTGTTTGTTCTAAGTTTTTAGACAAGTCCATCATTGAAAACCATGCATATTGACTTGGTGTTCCTTCTGGAAGTGTCACATTTTTATTGTTCCATATTTCTGATTTGAAGTATGGAATCAAACAAGCTGATGCTTCATTTGGTGTGATGACATTGAATGATGTGGACCATCCAGAACAATTGTCTGGTTCTGTATCAATAAATGGTTGTGCAGTTACTGGAAGTTCCATTGAAATCAATGTGTCTTGATTTATGAAATACTTTCCATCTGTAACTTCTTTGCATAAGTCTTGAAGAATAAGAAGTGAATCAGAAAGACAAGTTGCTTCATTTCGCATCTTGTTTGATTCAACATTGTATCTGTCAAAGATGACCACATCAAATCCATAAACCACAACTTGGTCATCAATTGAAGTTCCAGTTGGTGTCAAATGAAGTGCAGGATATTTTGTAAACTTGTCCTTGTCAAAGAAGTTTAATTCACCATAAGTGAAAGATTGAATTTGCTGATGTTGTTCAGCAATTGAATCAAAATATTGAATTATTGCTTTGTAAGTAATCATCTTTTTGCTTTGCTTTTATTTTGTTTTTGTCTTGCTTCTTTTTCTCTTTCAGTCTGTCTGTCTGCATCAAGTGAAAGTTTAGTCAAACACAACATCAATGAAAGTTTTGTGATTTTGTTTACTTTTAAAACATCACCGTTTGACAATCCATCAATTATTGCAAACCATCCATAGTTTGAACTAACTGATTTTTTTCCACTACTTTTGAAGACTGATGGAAAGTTTTCAATTGTTCTTTTCCTAAAGTCCAAAAAAAAACTGCAATTGCATTTCCAACATTTATTGACAATTTTTCAAAGTGAATTGAATTTTCAGAATGAACATCAAAATCATATGGTTCAATGTCATATCTGTTTCCTTGTTCTTTGACAATTGGTCTATATAAAACAGACATCATTTTTGCAATGTCATTTTCTTTTGCATAAGTTTCAATATCTACAAATTCACCCATTGTCAAGTCATCAAGATTTGGATGAAATCCATATTTGACACCATTGATGTCAATCTTGTTGATGATGTCCTTGTTTACTGGTTTGCCAATTAGCTTTTGCAGGTTTGCTTGAATCTTCTTCAAATCCTTCAATTTCATCACTTCAACAATATGTTCTGATATATCACAAAGAATTGAAATGGTCTTGATGATGATTTGTCTTTCATCCTCTAAGTCCTTCAATGAATCATTGTATTTGATGAACTTTTTGATAGTTACATCAGACCAATCAGTTGGAATTGTTATTTCAAAAGTCTTCTTCATTCTAATACTTTAAAGTTCTGTTTTTACTTATTTCCTTTTAAAATGCATAAACACCATAGTTTCCTTTGACTTCATACCACATTCGCATCATCAATGCATCTGCATAATCTGGTGACCTTCCAAGAAGTGATTTCATGGTGTCCTTTGGTACAATTGAAAGCTTTTGTGTGTCCTTATCTAATTTGTCACGCTTGATGATTTCAAGTTCTTCAATGATGGTTTGTTTGTGTCTTGTGTCTTTGATTGCTATCTTTCCAGCATTGACCATTTCACCAAGTTTGAAATAGCATTGTGTTTTTAAGTTCTGAAAGTTTTCTGACTTCAATGCTTTTGAACCATTTACAAATCCTTTGCAACCAGATAGTCCATCTTTTACACCACCACCAACACCATCTTCATCAACAATGATGTGTGACCTTTGAACACTATTCTGAAGTGACATTGTTTTAAGTGCTTCAATTGTATCAACAACAGATGATATGTCCATTGAAACAATCTTTTCAACTTGTAATCCATTCCAAAGAATGATGACCGTTTTATCTGCACCAAATCTTGCAACATCACAAGTGATGAATTTTGTTCCACCTTCAATTGTGTTGGTGAACATATCATGAATTGAATCATAATCAAATAGCAATGCATCATCTTCATTGTATTCCCAATCACCAAGAAGAAGTCTTTGTCTTGACACCTTATCAAGTTTTTCAAGTTGTTTGATGTAGTGTTCAGAAATTGCAGAATTGTCAGTCACAAGTGATTGAATGAATTGTCTGTGTTCTGGAAGTCTATTTTCTTTTGATGGTTTATAGAATTCAGAATACAACCATGACTTTGTTGGATTGCAGGACATCAATGTTTTTGGAATCAAACCATATTGGTCAAGCTTGAATCTAATTCTTGAATTTAGAATGTTGATTGCTTTGTGTGAAACTTCAGCACATTCATCAACAAATGCATCTGTGATTTCAAGACCACCCAAAGATGTGAAGTCTGGGTCTGATGGATATAAGAACAAGTCTTTCAAATAGATGATTGAACCATTGAAGAAAGTGATGGTTGAATCTTGTGCATTATATGTGAAATCTTCATTTGGTTTCAATCCACAAAAGTCTTGTGCAACTTCAAAGAATGTCATCAATGTTGTTGCTTTCAGATTTTTCAGTTTACTTCTTGCAATCACACTTCTTGTTCCAGCATATTGAAGTCTTCTGTGGATTTGCCAAAGGCAACCAGTAAAAGTTTTTGAACCACCAGCACCACCACCAAATAAAACTTCAGTTGTGGTTTTGTCTTCAAGATATTTGAAACATTCTGCTTGTGTATCAAACAAGTCAATATCAATTGTTTTTGGCATTCAGTCTGTTCAAGTTTATCACAATTGATTTATCTGTAATTTCTGCTTTTACTTCTGTTCTTGATAGCTTTGGAACAATGTATTCAGACATCTTCAAAATGATTTCTAATGCTCTGGCTGGTTCTTCCATTGCAGTTTCTGTCAACCACAATTGCATCTTGTCTTGATTGTTTTCAATCAGCAGTTGGAAAGCATCACGAATTTCTTGTGTTGTTTTATTTGGTATTCCTTTTCTGCTGACTTGAAGTTTGTTTCCTTTTTCAAATCCCATCACTTTTTGTTTAAAAGATTAAGATAATACTTGAATAAACAAAGTGTTATCACTACAATAAAAACTGGATAAAAGCACAACATCAGTTGATGTCACTTTCTGTCACTTTCACATCTTTTGGTTTTATGTCTTCTGGAATAATATCATCCATAGAAATGTTTGTGATTCCTTCATCTAATTTGGTCATAAGATTGTGTGCAGTCTGCAATGATTTATCAAGTGCATATCCTTTGCATATACCTTGAACATACTGAACCACTCCTATTTGACCTTGAAATGTTTCTGCTATTATAGTCATGAAATCAACTTGACCATTTTCCAGTCTTGGATATTTTTGTTCTTGTTGCTTGTCTTGATTTAGTGTTTTAATCTTTCCCATTGTTAGTTTGTTAGTTTAGTAAAAAAAGGCTGGGTGTGGCTTTGGGTGTTTCCCTTCTTCTTTTTATCCCTTAAAGCAATGTTTATAATTGCTACTTTTAGAACTTGTACTTCGTTCTCGCTACTATCCTTTTTAATTTATGAACCACATGAATCACAATCTTCTTGATTGTCAATATCACATGATGGTTGATTCCTATCTGACAAGTCTTTCAAAAAGTCATCAAAAGATTCATTCATTTCTTGTTCTGTTTCTTGCACAATTTCAATGTGCTTTTCATCATCTGGATTGAATTTTTTCATTGTGTCTTTCTTTCAATAGTTCTTTGAATTGTTCTTTGTCACCGTATTTGATATGACACTTTCTACAAACTGCCATCAGATTTTCAATGGTATCTTTCACCTTTGTTCCACCAGCTTGTCTTGGTTCTATGTGGTGAATGTCAACTGCTTTCTTTCCACACATTTCACAAGGAATAAATTCATCACCAAAGTAACTGAAAAAATCCATGTAAATCTTTGTATGTTTTTTCATTCAAGTTTGTCTTTTATCTTATCAATCAGATTGTTCATATATCTAAGATAGAAAATATCAAACTCCAGTTCTTCTTGCTTGTGTTGTTTCCAGTAAACATAAAGAACACCTCGCAATCTTTGTGAAGGTGTTTTCCCATCGTTATGGTCTGAAGACAATTTGAATCCATCTAATGCATTCAATTCTTCTTGTGTTATATTATCACTTGATAAGTACATTAAACATTCAGTCTTTCTTAAATCAAACAATTTGACTGCTGATTGTGTGTTCAGTTCATATGTTGAAAGAACTATTTTGACTGATGAATCTTGTCTTGTTGCAATTGATTCAACACCTACTGGAAGGACTAATTTTGCCATTGATTATTTTTCATATTCTTCAACTACTTGTTTCATTTCTTTCAATGCTGATTTCAAACAAGGAACACAATTGCTGGAAGTAGTATTTCCACCAAAATATTTTCTTTGCATATCATAAAGAATTGTCTTTTGATTTGGGTTGATGGTATTGTCAACTTCATCCAACAATTTCTTGATTGCAAGATAATCATTTTCAGCGACTTGAAGAAGTTTCCACTTGTCAAATGGACATCTGCTGAATGAAAGTTTTGTCTTTGCATCCATGAAACAACCACAAGTTCTTTTCTTTCCAACTTTTGTTCCTACAATTGCAGTTCCACAAGTTCTTGTTTTCTTTCTGAAGTGTTTGCATGATTCACAAATTGCAATTCTTTTTGATGCAAGTTCTTTGTCTGCTTTGAATGGTATCATATAAGTCTAAGTTGTGATTGATGTTGTTTTAATCTTTTTAATGATGCTTCAAAATATTCTTTATCAAGTTCACAAGCAGTCAAATCAAATCCTAAATTGTGACAAGCTATTGCAATACTTCCAGAACCAAGATGTGTGTCAAGTATTTTGTCACCCTCTGTTGCGTAGTTCATCAAAATCCACTCATACAATTTAATTGGTTTTTCTGTCGGATGAATTCTTGGTGTTCCATTGTTTGCGTTTGCACCAACCCAAGAAACTTTGTAACTTCTCAATGCTCTATTAAATGATGTGTAAGCCAGTTCTCCATCACTAAAATCATTTGCACCAGTTCCTTTATCCCAATAAACCCAACCCATACTTGGTGGCAAGTTTTCTGTCATATAATTTGCACCCCAAACAACTTGATTCTTAGATACTCTTCTTAGCTCATCAAAATATTCTTTTGTCGGTGTATTACTATCCCAGTCACTTGTACCTCTGTTTATTTTTTTCTTTCCGTTTCCAAGTGTCATTTTAGTTACATCAATTCCATAAGGTGGGTCAACAATTGCCAAATCAAAATGATTGTCTTCATACCTTGACATCAATTCCATGTTGCATTCGTTTGTGATTGTCATATCAAATCTTTAATGTTCTTTTTTACTTTGTCAATTGTGTATTGAATACTTTTGAAAGTGATTCCAGTTTCCTCAGATAATCTTCTGATTGAAAGTCCAGTTTCATAATATAGTTGAAACAACTTTCTGTCATATTCATCAAATGAATTTAAGCAATCATCAATTCTTTTGTTCATCAAATCCATGTGTTCATTTGAATCATCTTCAACCTCTGCATTTTTATTCACCAAGTGTTCCAGAAAAGATTCATTGCTTTCAATCTTCTTTCTTTTATATTGAACAATCTTCTTGTTGAATTGTGATTTGTTTGAAAAGTATTTCACCATCATGATTTTGCAGATGTATGTTTTAATCTTTCCAGAATCAATGATGATAAGAAGTTTGTGTTGGTTCATGGTCATCAACTGAAGGAATGTTTCTTGCACCAAGTCTTCTGACAAATCTTTGTCTTTTGTTTTCTTTATTGCAAACCCAAGATAATATTTAAAGTCCTTGTATATCCATTCAATTGGATGCCATTGTTTTTTCATAAACCACAATATCCAGAATCACATTCATTGAAATCATCAAATGACATTTCAATCTGTGGTTTATATTCAATGATGTTTTTATATGTCACACCTTTTCTGAATGTATTTGGTTTGTTTATTTCTTCCATTTTAGAAAACCATTCCATCTTGTTTGGATGTTCAATTGACATCTTGTTCAAATACATTTCATTTCTATGGAAACATCCAACACAATTGTTTTTGTATTCTTTTGTGAATTGAACTGGTTTGTCATTCCAAAATTCTTGAATGTTATCTTTGAACACACCATCATCAATCAATGGAAAAGTTGGTGTTCTCCATGTATAATCTTTCCATTTTTTATTTCCATTTTTATGAAATTCAAATGAATACTTCATTGATTCCATTCCACAAGAATCTAATTTTTCAATGACTTTCTTTGCTCTTTTCATTTCATTTGCTCGAAATCCAATTCGCATTTCAACTGGTTCACCAATTGTGTGATACCACCATTCAAAGATTGGAAACATCTTCAAATAAGAAGTGCAATATCTTGTCATCATGTTTGGAAGATAATGACTTCCATTTTTACCTTGATTTTTCTTCTGATTGATAATGTCTTCAAATGGTTCACCAGTCACAAAAGTGATATTTCTTCCAATCATTTGTTCAAGTTGCAAAATGTATTTCACACAATCATCTTGTTCAAGTGTTCCAATAAATTCTTGACCAATCTTGTCTGATACAATTTGTCTTATTTTCTTGTCTGGATATAAACAAGACTTGTCATTTGTTCTGACTAATGCAAAGACATCAAAGTCTGCTGGATAATTAGCAGAAATATATGCAGATGATTGTCCACCACTTATTGAATTGACTATTTTCATTTCTTGATTGTATAATTTACATCAACTTCTGGAACGGTGCAGTTTAAATACCACTCTATTTTTTCAAGTGTTTCATCTATTCCAGTACAAACAATTGCCAAATATCCAGCTTTGTTCAATATACCAATCACATTCTTTTGGTTTTCTGTCGCTGAATTTCCTTTGACTTTTAATTCTATTGCAAGACCATTCACAATTTCACCTTCAACAATTCTTGGTGAATAGAAAAATAAGTCTGGAAATCCAGAAGTATATCCTTTTGCTTTATAATCTCTATGTCTTGCATTCTGAATATAAACACCACCAAGTGAACCATTCATGAAGATGTCTTTGTGCTTTAGCTTCATATATCGAACAATTGATTTTTGCAATTTTTTTTCTTCTTGCTTTCTCATAATAAACTTTGACCATTTAGTTTTGCACCCTTTGACATTGTTGCATCATTTATTTTTTTTGTGTAATGATACCATGCTTTATTTGGTTCATAACCAAACATTAAAAAGTAAGTGTTTTGTGTCACCACTTTAATTTTTAGGTCTGTTGATTGCTCTTTGGATTTCATTGTCTTGTTCAAGCTGAATTATTCTTTCAATTAATTTCAAATTTTCTTTCAATAATCTTTCAAATGCTGATGTATAAATAGAAAATTTATTTTCTAAGTCAACAATGACATCAGCCATTTCATTCAGTTCTTCATATTCAACAAATTCTTCAAGTGCATAAAAGATTGCTGAATCAACTTGATTGAAGTCTGGATGATGAATTGAAACTAATTCCAAAACTTTTTCTTTCTGTTCCTTTTTCATTGTCGCATCCAGTCTTTCATTGACAATTCACTTGTTCTTTCTCCAAGTGCTGACCATTCTGAATCTTGCTTTGTCTTTTGTTTTTGTCTTTGCAATAGAATCAAGCTTGTCTTGGTTGAATCATACTTGTCAAGCCATCCCAAAATCATTCCACCATCTATTCTGTCATAAATCTTTTCATTCATCTTTGCAAGTTTCAAACACATTCCAAAGTCAACAAAATTCAAACCTCTATGTCTTTCAATTATCAAGAACGCTGATTCTTCAACTTGTTCTTTGTTCATTTTAGATTTGCAATTGAAGAAGTCTTGAAACTTCAACATCATAAGCATAAGAATGTCCACCGTTTTTTCTTCATTCTCTTTATACGATTTATACAATGAAACTGGTGGGTCTGTCAATTGCAATTCAACAACATCATTCATCTTCATTTTCAGAATCTGTCTGTTGAATTTTGGATTGACTGGTGATAGAATGTTCCTATCTATATTTTGCAAGGATGTCATCTGCAATGTTGTTTTTGTTTGTATCATTTTTCAAGTCTTGAATAATGTTCACCAAGTTAGAATTTATTTGGGACAATTTGATTTGCTTCTGAAGGAATGGGTCAAGCTTGTTCCAGTTCTTAAATATGTATTTTAATGAACTAAGAATTTGTTCTTGACTATCATTGCCTTTTTGTTTACAAAGTGTCTTAAGATAGCTTAAAATAGTCTTCATTGCTTTTCCTTGTACACCATCAATCTTTGCTGGTGCATCTAATTGTGACAAACAAAATTTGTGGTAGATGTCAATTGACATCTTATATATGTGTTTATCATCTTTGTTTTCTATCTTATGTTTACTATATGGTATAGGTTGACCGATTTCAACAATTGCATTTTCCGTTTTCGGTAAATCCATTTTTTGTTTTCGTGAATTGCATTTATCGTTTTCAACAAATGAACCTTCATCAATGAATGCAAACCATTTTGTTCTGTCATATTTTGCTTTGTTATAATTACCAACCATCAAGACTTCTTGACTGACAAGTGAATTCAAAGTTCTGTTTATTTGTCCAATACTCCAAAATGGAAAAAGTTTCTTGAATGCAATTGCAGAATTGAAAGTCCAAGTTCTGCCATCATGATTTGAATCTTTATTTGCTGAATTCTTTTTTATCCAGAATTGAAAATTCTTTATCATGATAGCTTCACCAACTCCAAATTCTTGTGCATATTCTATGTTGAAAGAATATTCCATCAGTTGTTGATTGTTTTGAAGATTGTAAGTTCTGAAATATTTTTCAGTTTTGCAATCTTCTTTATTTGTGAATACAACATTTCTGGATTGTTCAAATAAACATCAAGAGTTTTCCTGCTGATGTTTAGTTCTTTTGCCATGTTTGTTTTTGTTTCAAACAAACTGATGAACAATTGTTCTGATTTATTTTTTGGTGTCCAGTTCATATCTTAAAATGGTAAATCATCACTTGGTGTGTTTGCTTGTAGACTTTCCACTTTCTTGATTGATGTGTATCTATCATCAACTTTTTGAACTGCTTTGTCTTCCATCACCCATTCAACAATTGTGTTTGCAGTCTTGAAGATAGTATTCAAGTCTGTCTTATTATTTGCAATGCAAAGGTCTGCTGCAACTTTCAATGATGACTGCTTCACAATCATTCTTTGAATATCTGGATTTGCATTTGTTCCACTTGATTGTGGTGTGAATGACTTTTGTTCAAAATGTGGTTTGATTTTCTTTCCAAATTTGTTTTCAGTCACTTGAAATTCCTTTTCAACTCCAATTGGAAAGTTTTTGTTTCCACCATCTTGTGTCTTTGATAAGTATTCACCAATAGTTCCATCTTCAAAACTGATTTCAAACTTGAAGAATGTTCCATGTGTCAAATCTAAAGAACCATTTGATTGATTGCTTTTAACTTTTGATTTTTTGATTTCCATCTTAGTTGTTTTTTAATATGTTGTTGTAAATATTTGGCTTGTTCAGTTGTTCCCATTCAAGAACCGTTGAATCAATTGGATTGCATTCAATTCTTGCTTCATCAAATTGTTGTTCTTGTGCTTCAGTTTGATGTTGTTTTGCTTCATCATGAAGATGTGGGTTTCCAGCAAATACATCTTGGATAAATTGTTCAAATAATCTTGACATGATTGTTTTCTTTTCGTTAAACATTGTGTAAATATAGTGTAAATAAGTACACAATCTACAAGTCTTTTAAAAGATTCAATAAAACATTTCTACCTTGTTTCATCACATCAGATGCAGATATGATTTTGTATTTAAAATTTTTTATTATATC